TCGAACAGCGGCTGCTTGGTGTCGGGGTCGTACTGAGTCGGAAGCACCAGGCCCTCGTTCTCGTCACGCCTGACCCCGCGGACCATCTTCTTGAAGGCGTCCACGGTCTTCGCCTGAGGCGTTCCCTTGGCCGCAGTGAGGTAGTCCGCGGGGACCCTTCCTACAGGCATGCCAGCCAGGTCACGCTCAACACCGATCGCCTCGAACTCCTCCAGCCGCTTCTTGAAGTACCAGGAGCGGTAGGACGAACGGAGCAGGGAGAGACCCTCGGGGTTGCCCTTGGCGATCGAGGTGCGGAACAGGATGCTCTTCTCGATCGGAAGCACCGTAGTCGCGTACCGAGGGGGTGCCATCTGCACCATCGCCCGGATCCCGCCGGTGTCGTCGAAGACCCAGCGCAGCAGTGTCTCCTGAGCGCGGATCGGCATCTTCCGCCAGCCGATCCGGCCATCGGTGTACTTGGAGCGCTTCTTGGGGTCCTTCTCCCAGGGCCCGATCCGCTTCTTGTAGACGATCTCGTGCCAGGACCAGCCGAAGGCCAGCATCGAGAGGATCTCCCCGATCAGGTCGTCCCAGCTGTGGGACATGTCCTCCATGCAGGATTCGAGGAACTCCTGGGCCTCGTCGCCCTCCTTGCCGCCCTCCGCGGGGAGCACCTTCCACTCGACCTCGCGGATCAGCTTGTCGATGCTGAAGAGCAGGGCCCCGACCATCGAGTCGTTCGAGGCCATCTCCCGGTAGACCCGGACCGCCTTGCGGCCCCGGAGCGCGGGGAGGAACTCTTCGTCGATGTAGCCAGAGACGCGCTTCAGTCCGGTGACACCGAGCTCATCCATCGGACCTACGCGCTGGGGGACCTCATCACCGGTGGCGTCCTCGTCCCAGGTTGAGATGTCTCCCTGGGGCAGTCGGATGTCAGCCATACCTTCAGTCTCCCGTCATCGGCTACTCACACCATCAGATCCAGGTCCTCTGCGACCTCTTGGCTCTTGTTCTGCACGCTGCCCACCGTCCACGCTCCAGGCTTGCGCTGGGAGTCCTTGTTGTTCCGCATCTCCTCCTCGATGAAGGTCGGACCGTGGTCGCCCGGGATCATGATCGGGTGTGCGGGGATCGCGCGCTTGGAGACCAGCCGGTAGCACAGGGCCATCGAGCAGATCTCGTCAGGCAGGTGGTACTCCTTGCCCCGGGCGTAGAGCATGTCCACGCTCGCGTACAGGTGGGTCTTGTAGAACACCGGCACCCGAGGAGCCAGCCAGCGGTGGTTCTCGATCGAGCTCACGTACTCACTGAGCATGTTGTCACGCTGGGCACCGGTCATCAGGAAGCCCCGCGCGCGACGGTCGATGTAGTCAGCGACCACACCACCTAGACCAGTCGCGTCGTGGATGCCCTCGGCGTTGTACTCCTTCATCAGCCGGTTGAACTCCCCGATCATCACCGGGTAGGGCAGCCGGCGCATCCGGGACCAGTGCACGACCTTGATCGGGAACCGGGTCACGTCGGCGACCGTGATCACCGTCCAGTCCTGCTCCTTGGCCCAGTCCGCACCGATCACGTACTCCGCGTCCGGCTTCATGTCCTCGAACCGGTAGACCTGGCGCTCCTTGCTCACGCTCTCCCGGATGCTCTCCTCGGGCAGCGAGAACATCTGCTCCACCGACTCCGAGTCGATGGCACGGGAGCCGATCGAGGGCTCACCGAGGTCGTACTCCACTCGCCACATCTCAGCGGGGATCTCACGACGCTTCTGCTCCACGAACTCCGGCTGCAGCCAGCCGTCGACCGGGTTCGAGGTGTCCTTGTAGCACCAGGTGAAGATCGGGAGGTTCTCCTCCTGGAACCGCGCGTACTCGTGCGCGAAGGTCTTGTCCGGGTACTGCCAGGTGCTCGACATCGCGGTCTGAGCCGGGATCAGCTCGCCCTGCCAGTTCTTCTGGGGCATCGGCTGGCCCTTGGCCGCGTCGAAGATGGCCTGGTCCATCTCGTCGATCTCATCGAGCAGCAGAGTGGGCGGGTGCGGTCCTCGGACCGTCTTCTGGGAGGCCGTGAGCGGCATGATCGTGGCTCGGTTGGTGAGCTTGATCTTGGTAGCCGACTCCTCCTTCACCAGGTAGGAGGGAGCGTTGCTGTGCTCCCAGGCGTCTCGGATGGTGTTGTGGATGTTGATCGACTGGTTCAGGGAGCCACCGACGATGTTCACATCAGAGCCGGTGATGGCCGCCTTGGTCAGTCCCAGGATGGAGAGCAGTCTCGACTTCCCGGACAGACCACGAGAGCCGTGGATCAGGATCTGTGGCTCTCGGTTGAAGTAGGCGGTGGCGAAGGCCTCGAACGGTGCGTTGTGGTCTGAACAGACCTTGTGCCTGGGGATCGTGTAGCCCCAGAGGGCCTTGACTACCTCGTAGAGCTCTTCATCCGTGCGTGGGCCGCGTCCCAGGATGATGGACATCGACCACCAGCTCCTTCAGTGTGTAGCCGGTCCGCACGTATGGGATGGAGATCTCGAAGATCCCCGCCGGGCTGTCCACACGGTAACGCCACCAGACAGGATCAGTGTCGGTCGGCGTGAGCTCTACGGAGAAGCTCCCATCCTTGGCGAGCTGAGCTTCGGGTGCCAAGCAGGCCCAGGCGATGTCGTTCTGAATCACCCAGAGCCTGCTTGGCTCAAACCGGACCAGGCCTTGGACCGGAGACCCGTTCTTGCGTTGGAAGGACCCTGTGACAGTGACTGTCTTCGGCATGGGATCCAACCTATCCACTACACCTGCGGTGGAGCGGGCGTGGTGTGTTCGGGAGCGTTGGCCGGACCTGCTGCCACTGCTCCCCCGGTCACGATCATGGCCACCACCGCAGTCACCCATTCCGCAGAGGTGATCGAAGTACCGCCATCTGAACCAGAAGTCACCGCCGAGCCGATGACCACCGCCCCTGGGACCAGGAACGCGATGATCGCTTTCCAGTAGTGCTGCCAGTTCATGGCGCTACCTCACTTCGTCTTGGCGAGCTTCTTCAGTGCATCTCTGTGCTTGGTGAGCTTCGCGACCAGGTCCTTGTTCTTGGAGTTGGCCTTGATCGCCTGATTCAGCTCCTTGATCGCCGCCTCGATGTTGTGACGGGGCTTCGTGGCCGTCTTGGTGGCCGTCGCAGCCGTCTTGGTCGCTCCATGCGGGATGGTGACCTCGTTGTTGTCCCAGGCCCAGCCGGCGTAGGGAAGACGCCAGTTGCGCTCGATCCAGGCCAGGTCGACAGTGGCCACGCGACCGCGGCCTCCGGCATCTGTGGAGCGCACCTTGCCGTTGCCGAGACTGACCGCCACGTGCCCGTACCCGCGCGAGCCACCGGTCCAGAACACCATCGAACCCCGGGGAGGCTTCCTGTTCCCGGGGTGTCGGTCGTTGGTGTTCCGCCACGCGGTGGCCGCGTCGGGGTACTTCGGGCCGATCCCGGCCCACTGCCGGCTTTGCTGCTGGCAGTAGCCGGGGTCGTTGAAGCGATCGTTCTCCGCGTTCCGAGCAGTGCGCTCAGCGCTGTAGACCATCAGTCCTCCGGGTGCTTGTCTACCTCGGGGCGCTCTGCGCCTTCGCGGTCCTGAACTTCGACGTCGATGTAGCCCTCAGTCTCATCCGGATCGTTGTCCGGCTCATCAACCAGGTCGGGGACTTCCGCAGCCTCGGTGGCCTGCGCCTCGTCCCCGAGCGGTGACTCACTTGTCATCCTTGTTCCCTCCGGAAGTGGTCCGCGACGTGGTGGAGCTGGTCGTACGGGAGCGAGAGTCGTCCGAGTCCTCGTCGGTCTGCTCCTCGTTGGGACGGTCAGCAGGGTTCTGCCAGCCGTCGTTCTCCCCGTCCTCGTCGTCAGGGTCGAGCGAGTCGACCTTGCCGGCAGCGAAGGCAGCAGCCCGCTCAGCGTTGACCTGACGGTCCGGGTACTGGATCTGCCCAGGGATGCCCTCGAAGGCGTCGTCTTCCTGGTTCACGAAGGGCTCGGGCTCGGTCTCCTCGCGGTTCCTGTCGTCGTTCGGGTTGGTCGAACGGGTACCCGCGCTGCTCGTCCGGGACGTGCTCGACGAGCTGCTCGCGGTCTTCTTGGACGTGGTAGCCATGTCTTCATCCTCACTCGGTTGACTAGTCACTAGCCCTAGTAGCGTTCCCTACAACGTCTCTTCCCACACGATATGGAGCTCACCACTGTGAACATTGGTGCCTAGAGCGGTCATCGAGGAGTAGTCCGCGGGGAAGGCATC